TAATACGTGTAATAATCCTCTATATCTTCAAGTTCAAATTTTGGAATACGGATTTTATTTTTCTTTTTTCCTTTTGTGTGGCTTATGAATGCTGATCGGAAGCCTTCTTTTTTTTTGCTGAAATGAGTTCATTACATTTTCTAGCAAGTTCTGGTGGATTGTATGGAAGATTTTCCATAAATTCCATTTCACCCATGCATTCATCGAGGTTGTCCACATTCGCACACAGATATGCCGTGTACAATACGGTCACGGTATCAAATGTATCTTCCGTTCCCTTCATGATGACCTTGTTATATCTGTCATAAACATCCTTTTTTAATCCTCTGATCTTATATAAAGAAGCAAAATTCAGTGCAAGTTCCACTTCTTTACCATTTTCAAGTTCCATTTTGATTTTTCCATTCATATTTTCACTTTCCTCCATACTATAACCGGATACCAATCTGGTATCCGGTCATGCTGCTCATTTGCTTAAAGCTGTGATCAATTCTTTTCTATTCATTGTTGAATAATTTTCTACTTCTTTTTCCTTTGCAAGTGCCTTTAATTCTGCCATAGTCATTTTTTCAAGTGCTGACTCTGCGTTTTCATTATCGGCATCCTCAATCTTTTTAAGGTATCCAGTTGATTCTGTGATTTCAGCAAATCTTTCTTCTGACATATCGTCAATTATTGTTCCTTTTTTTACGACTTCTTTTGTCTGCTTATCAATAAAGGAACGTAAAACCTCAACTCTCATAGCGTCCTCCTACAGTACTTTCTTTTTTGCAAGATCCGGCGTGAATTCAGTCATCCATTTCTGTGCAATTTCAGATGATACTTCGGATTTCAAAGCTTCATACAAGCCATTTCCTTCATCATCCGGCATGACAGCAACCGTCATTTCAATTTCTGCAACTTCCTCTCCACCATTTTCAATTTTTCTGGCAATACCATCCTTCACGACACATTTAGTATAAGCTTTATACTTAATGTTTTCATCCTCATCAACAGCTTCCACTGTGCAGGCAAATTCCGGATGAACCGAATTTGATCCATAGGCAGAGATTCCGTCTTCTAATCCATCAAGATTCATTCCATATGTCTGTTTATATCTCTCATAGTTCATATGCAGACTAAGTTTCAATTCGCCCGTTCCAGTTCCTCTGGTACGTGTTTTCTTTTCAATACCCATGTATTTTTTTGTTACTGTTTTCGTATTCATTGATTCTTCAATGCTACCAACAGCTCCTGCTTCTACATAATTTTCATCTTTTGAAAATTTCATTGCAAATTTTCTACATTCGAATTCTGAAAATTCACCGTAACCACTCATAAAATTTGTCCTCCTATTTCATTTGAAAAGTAATTCTATCAAGCATTTCATCAACAGCCTCGTCTTCTTTTCTCTCGATTCCTCTATCAAAAAAATGCTGATTTCCTGCATGATGTACTGTATTTGAGCCATCATCTGGAAAATACAGATAATCATATTTTGTTTTTGAACCAATTGTTACAGATAGATTTTCAAATCCTCCACCTCTGCTTCTCGAACTTTTCAATCTATCTTGCAACGCATTACTGTATTTAGCATGTTTCTTTTTCCTGTCTGATACAGGTATTAAATCTTCTATAGATTTTGAAAATAAGGTGTATCCTGCGCCATGTAAATATGTGTTAATTTCATCCGCTGCTGTACTCGAAAAACCGTTAAGTCCTTTCCACAATTTTTCGAGAGATTCAGTTTTTATCTCATAAGTACTCATGTCATACTCCTTTTACTGTAGCCTTTTATTGGCTCTGTAAAAATAATGACTGCGGCTTCCACAACGGTATCAGTTTTTGATTTGATCGTGTAATCAAAAACAACATCTTCATTGGCTTCCTTTAATCCTTGAATTTTTGACAGTTTATCAATAATCTGAAAAACTGCATTTTCCGGTATATAATCTTCATGAATCAGATTGACCTGATAATATAAATTATAATCCCGAATGGATGTTCCACTTTTTTTAATATGCATGCGATTAAAAGTGATGTAATTCCATAAATCTGGAACATCATCTTCTTTTATCTTTCCATATGCAACCTTGTTTCCGAACAAATCCGGATTTTCCTGTTGTAATTCTTCAAGAGCTGCCTTTATCTCATTCAGCAATTCTGCGTACCTCCTCCAGATAAAAATACATAAGGTTTTCTTTTTTACTGTAATCAATGTAAATCACATCAAATAATCTATCATCAATTGCCACCTTACA